CCCCCTCACGGGGGTCCCTGCTCAAAATCAGGTTAAAACCTGATCTTGGCCCTATCTCCAGCACGCTTTAAGCTTTTTCGGAGGTTTCGGGTAAAAATCACCCTCAACATTCGACTGGAGATTCTTATGAAAGCACCTTACCCTCGGCACCGGCAAAGCAGCGATCTGTTCACGAGTAATTATAGTTCTATTACTTATGATCGTGACGCTGTTCCCCTGCCTACCGAAACCAAGTATACCGATACCGGTATACCTGGGGGTCAAGTCCGTGTCATGGATGACTTCGTGACTCCGGGCTTCGCTTCCCTTTCTAAACAAGGACGTATCATCAATAACCCTATGTATTCTTATAGGTGGATGCGAGAATATTCGCAGGCCGTCGTTGTTGATACGATGACATTACCGACTCCAGGTAGGTATACCGTAACACATATCGGTGCCTACACTGCCATCTTAGATAAATACGGCCCTGTCTTCCCAGATGGGGCCCTATTGAAACTTAGACAGCAGCTTGACTCGTCGCGAGACGCTCAAGTAGCCGGGATTAACGCGAGGAAGAACATCTCCCCATCGTTAGTCATGTCCCTTGTTTCCATTGCTGAGTCCCCAAAAACGTTCCGGATGTTATCGGGCGCTCTTAAGGACGTTGCCGCCTTAGCTAAAGCAGCTGTTAGCGGCAATCGGAAAGACCTTGTTCAGGTCGATCGGGTAATGCGCAGGAGACGCCTCCCTACCCTTAGTGCACGCGCCAGACAGCTTTGGCGCGACACAAAACAGGATAGGTTGGTTGTCTCAGCTGGTTCCTTAACTCTAGCTAAAAGATGGCTTGAGCTTAGGTACGGCTGGACACCTGCGGTGATGGACGTGCTTGGTGTTTTAAAGGCACTAGATCCGAAACGCAAGCTCCTACCGGAGCGTGCTACGGCCCGTGGCTTCTCTTCGCATGAAAAGTCCATTAAGTTGGACGGTTCAGTCGATTTAGGAGCCAGGGGAATCGAGAATTTTGCTACACGCCACACTGATTCCGTGGCTTCTCGAGCCTGGTGCATCTATATTGCTGACTTAAACTATCAGTCGTATAGGGACTTTGGTGTAACCGACATTCTTACCGCCGGTTACGAGTTAGTACCGTATAGCTTCGTCCTCGACTGGTTCATAAATGTCGGGGATTGGCTTGAGGCACTACAACCCAAAGTGGGCATTAAAATATTGGCAGAAGGTGTGGTGACTAAGCAAATTCTCACTTGCGTGAGAGTCTTGACTAGCCATTCCCCTCCGAGCAGTGGCGGGTTGCAATACAGTAGCACAGGCCAAACTGGTCTGCGCGACATGATGCAATCTACCGTTGTTCGAAGGTCACCTAACTTAGATGTTATATACCAACTGCCTCCCGTTGACGTTAAACTCAACATCAAACGCACTCTCGATGCTTTTGCTCTCTTTCGAGGGCAGGCGGCCGGGTTGAAACTTGGCCGTGGCTTCGATTAGTGCTTAACCAAAGGAACGAAAATGCAAGATATTAACTGTGCATCCACGCTTGGTGCCCAAACGGGTACTGGTCTGGTCTATACGGCTTACAAACAGGGTGAAAATTCCTGCGTATGGATCAACGGAAGCGGTAGTACGCGCTCACTGGTAAAGTGGTCGCGGGTTGAACCTAAGAAGAGCGCCGACTACGCTGGGAATATTCGAGTCGAATCGCGACGAACAACTTTTGTCGTGATTAACGGTGTCGAATATCCCCTTACTACGTATGCGGGTAGCTCTTTTCCCGATGCTTCCGCTTTGGCGGATCGCACTCCAGCATGGAACTATATGTGCCTGCTGGCCGGCTCCACGCTCTTTAAAACAGCGATGGAGACGGGGGCATTACCGACTTAAGGCCCCGGTTTGAATATCACCGGGTTTGAGACTTTCCTTATCTACCTGTTGGTAGTTGGGATTGTCTTTTTGGCTATGTTCCTTCGGAAATAAATCCTTAGGGTTTTAGCATAGTCGCCTTATTCTTGGTCAAAGGTTCATATCATGGCAAGCAAACGCAAGTCACGAAAGGGCAAAAAGAACGCCCAACCCGTAGAATCTAACCCCGAAATCATCCGGGAGACCACGGAGAAGTTCTCCAGTAAGCGTAGCGAGTCCGAAATTTGGACTTGCCTCCGCATTCTACTAGACCATCATGCACCGAACCTCTCAGAATCTCTCGTCCTTCAAATAAGGGACGTCATCGAACACCGTTCGATAGAAAATCTGATGAGACTACAGGAGTATGGAGACCCGCGCAGCTATGGATCTCCCGCTGAGTACTTCGCAGCAACTTCTGTAACGTCCTTCCTTAAGAAGTATCCTTTTGGGAAGGTAGCCGGTCTCGATCCCGAACAAGCCGCGTCTGACAGTACGATTAGAGCTGAGAAGCTCTGTCGTATTACCAATCGCCGCCTTCGGTTTTTCGAGCATCGAGGCTTACGCCTCGAACGCAAGTGTCCTGGCATGTTCGATATATTGAACCTCGCTAGGAGTTACATTTGCAACTGGTTAGGCGCTCTAGACCTCAATGAGGTTTATCGTCACTGCGGTCATGGCCCAGGGGGAGTTATAGGTGTATCCGGAGATGCAACAACCGCATACTACAAATTTGCGGCTTCCGAATATACTGTTACCCCCGGTGCTCGTTCTTTGGCGAAAGCGGCAATCCTCGCGGATGAGCCGTGGCGCGCAAGTATCGTGAACCCCGAACGTTTGTTAGGGGACCCGATACCTAGCGTCAAAGACAGCCTAAAAGCTGTCCACACTCGCTTAAGAACAGTGGAATACAACAAAGTTACCTTTGTTCCGAAGACGGCAAAGACCCATCGGTCTATTGCTATCGAACCGTTGATGAACATCTATCTTCAGCTCGGCTTTGGTCGCGTCATACAGAGAAAACTTAGCTCTGCAGGGTGCGATTTAAGTTCGCAAACTCGAAATCAGAAGTTTGCACGTAGAGGAAGTCGTGACTGGCTTTGTGCCGACAGTCTTGCTACTATAGACTTAAGCATGGCGTCAGATACACTTTCGTACGAACTCGTACGTCTTCTACTCCCAGCTGATTGGTTCGACATGTTGTGTCTTCTTCGTTCCCCTTACGGGGAGCTTCAGGATGGCACTCTTGTCCATTGGGCTAAGTTTAGCTCAATGGGAAACGGATTTACCTTCCCACTCGAAAGCATGATTTTTTATGCTTTGTCCCTCGCCGTTGCAAAGCGGTGCGGGATTACGAAGGATAGGATCGCCGTTTACGGCGACGATATCATCGTACCACGTGGAATGGCTCTATGGTTAAAGGAAGTGCTGCATTACTGCGGCTTCACCTTTAACACAGAAAAGTCGTTTATATCCGGTCCTTTCCGCGAAAGCTGCGGAACTGACTGGTTCGAAGGTTCGGACGTTCGTCCAATACACCTTACTAGGCGTGTTGAAACTTGTCGAGACCTGATATTTCTAATCAACCGCTTCGGCGGATTAACTGCCTCCGGTGGAGATTTTCATCCACTAGCGTCGGCGTTATTTAGACGTTTACCGTCTTTGATTAGGAATAACCTTCTTGGTCCTCCGTGTGAGGATTTAGAAGGACATGTACATGTGTCGTGGGACTTGGGGCAAAAATCACCCCTTGTCACGTGGCATGTGGACTACCAGTCCTGGCAATATACCTCTGTTGTGCCGACCCCCATAGGTTTTGGGGGGAAGCTTTCGTGGCGCTTATTGCAAGCGCTATCGATACTAGGGGATGACGAGTACGGCTACCACTTGAGTACCTTGACTGTAAAGTCCGGGTATTTCGAGGGAAGCCTGTTTTGGGTAGCACCTCCAAAATGGGTTGAACGTTTTGTGAAGGAGCCCGTTAAGGGCCTCGGAGTGAAACGAAGGAATGCCGTCAGGTATAAGTCAACCACCCCAATAGTACATCATTGGGGCAGGTGACCAGACCCCTCAAACTAATCTTTGAGACCAGGTCTTTAGGTGGGTT